AGCGGGCGATGGCGAGATCCACATAGGCGGGCGCGAGCTCGATCGCGCGCACCCGCCGACCCGTGCGCTGGCCCGCCAGGAGGGTCGTGCCCGAACCGGCGAAGGGCTCGAACACCGTATCGCCCTCGTCCGTGTAGGCGCGCATCAGGAACTCCGGCAGCGCGACGGGGAACACCGCCGGATGCTCGATCTCGATGCCCCGGCCCTTGTGGCGGGTGATGCGCAGCACGCTGTCGGGGATGCGCATCTCCTGCACCGGCAGGCCGATGTGGGTGTAGGCCTTCACCTCGCCGTCGGCGGCGCGCAGCCCGCTGCCTTTGTTCGGCGTGCCCGCCCATTTGCAGGGCACGATCTTGTTCGCCTGCCGCGCCGCGCGGTTGAAGTGGAAGACCAGCTCGAAGGCCGGCGCGAGCCGCCCGTTCCAGTCCCCTGGCAGGCCGGGCCCCTGGTCCCAGCAGTAGAGCGCGAAGCGCCGCCAGCCCTGGCCGCGCATCCAGTCGAGCCAGCCCTGCCAGTAGGGCTGCCACTCGCCCTCGCGGTGGATCAGCCCGAGGTTCACCAGCACCTGGCCGTCGGGGCGCAGGGCGGCGCCGAGATGGCGGAACACCCCCTGCATCAGCGCATCCCAGTCCGAGACGCCGCCCGTCGTGTAGTCGCGCTGGCTGCCATAGGGCGGGCTGGTGAACAGCAGCGCCGCGCGGTCCGCGTCCATCACCCGCGCGACCGAGGCGGCCTCGGTGCTGTCGGCGCAGAACAGGCGATGCTCGCCGAGCAGCCAGAGGTCGCCGGGGCGGCTGACGGCCCGGCGCGGCGGGTCCGGTTCGGCGTCAGCGGGATCCTCGGCCGGCGCGGCCGCATCCGCATCCGCCTGGTTGCCAGGGGCCTGTTCGGCGCTGCTGGCAACCGTGCCGTTGCCAGGCTCGGTTGCCACCGGATCGAGCCCTGCCAGCAGCCGCTCGATCTCCGCACCGTCGAAGCCGGTCAGCGCCAGGTCGATGCCGCCCATCTCCTGCAGCTTCGCGAGCTCCGCCTGCAGCAGCGCCTCGTCCCACCCGGCGTTCAGCGCGATGCGGTTGTCGGCCAGCCGCAGCGCCGCCTTCTGCGCGGGCGAGAGGCCGGCGCGGACGATCGTCGGCACGCTCGCAAGCCCCAGAGACTGCGCCGCCAGCAGCCTGCCGTGGCCGGCGATGATCTCGCCCTGCTCGTCGACCAGCACCGGGGCGACGAAGCCGAACTCGAGGATGCTGGCCGCAATCTGCGCCACCTGCTCGGGCGAATGCGTCCGTGCATTGCCGGCATAGGGCAGCAGGGAGGCGAGGGCGCGCGCCTCGACGGCGCTCGCAGCCCAGGGGGCGTCGGGCATCTGCACCTGCGTGATCGTGGAATGGTGGCCGGCGCGGCTGGCAACCGCGCGGCGCTGGCAACCTGGAAAACCGGCCTGACGCTGGCGACCTTGCGCGCGCTTGCTCCCCGCATACGCCAGGCCCAGGAAGGACCCTGCGATGCGTGAGCGATCGTCTCGATTGAGCGCCACTGCGACTCATCAGCCGCGGGGCGATCGCAGATCTTCAAGGTGCGCGCAGGGTAGGACGAGCGGATTCCAGAGCGCAACGCGACATTCCTACGCGACACTTCCTTTGTTTTCGCTCGGTGCGAGGATCGGGCGTGTTGCGGTCATGCAGCCCCGTTCCTCGGCAGCAGGCCGAAATGCCCCGCGAGCACAGCGAGCGTCGCCACCAGCATGCCCTGTGCCTGCGGCGGCGAGACCGGGCGTCCGCCCCAGCCCTGGCGCATTGCCCATTCCCGCACCGACATCTCAAGCCCGACGACATGCCAGGCGCAGGAGCCGGCGGCGCTGTCATGGCCGCCGAGCGCGTCGAGCGCATCGGCGACCCTCCGGCGCGCGTCAATGGTCCGTTCCGACGGAGCCTCGGCGGTCTTGCCCGGCAGCCGGACCAGCGGCGAGCGCGCCATGCCGTCGAGCGCGGCCGCGCGGAAAAGCTTGCGGAAGACTCCGCCGGCGTCGTGCATCTCCTGCGTGATGGTCCCGTTGGCCAGCATCATCCCCAGGGTGTCGATGGCGCGGCGGTGGAGGACGGGCGCGCCGGTCTCCGGATCGGCCTCGCGCACGGGTTCGGTGAAGTCGCCATGCTGCAGGCGCCACTTGCTCGGCGTGCCGAGGCTCTCCTGCTGGACGCGGTTCTTCCTTCTGCGCTTAGCGGCCATGGGTCGCGCCTCCGTTTCGCGGCCCCCAGCGCCGCATCGCTTCGTTGGTGAGGGCCTGGCGGAGCCAGGGATCGGTGATGTCCTCGAGGCGGAGGGCGACGACGCCCTGCTCGCGCCAGACCCGGCGGCGCATGGCCTCGAGGTCGGCCGGGCTGGCCGGGCTCGGCTCGCGGCCGAGCGGGCAGCGCGGGGACGCGGGCGCGCCGGGCAGCGTCACTGCACACCGCCCCGGGCGTCGATCGCCCACAGCAGCAGGGCCAGCGCATCCGCCTCGTTGTCGTCCGCTGGCGCGAAGCCGCGCGCCCGCAGGGCGGCGATGACAGCCTCCTTCGGCGCATTGCCCTTGCCGGTTGCGAAGCGCTTGATCGTGCCGACGGGCACGCCCTGATAGGGGATGCTTGCAGCTTCGTACCAGGCGGTCAGATGCGCGAGGAAGCCGCCATAGACGTGGGCCGCCGTGGTCCCGGCGTGCCGCCGCACCTCCTCGAAGACGACACTGCCGAGCGGGCCTGCGCTGGCGGCCATGCTGTCCAGCCAGTGGCGGAAGCGCAGCCAGCCCATGCCGCCGCCCTCGAAGCGGCTGGGGCGGAAGGCGGCGGTGCCGGAGGCGATGCTGCCGTCCGTCAGTCGCAGCGCCCAGCCGGTGGTGGTCCCGAGGTCGAGGGCGAGGACGGCGTGCTGCCGAAGCGCGACGGGCAGCGGGGCGGCGATGGGCGGCCCGCTTGCGTGGGCCGCGGGCATGGGGAGAGTCGCGAGAGCCATGGAGGTCTCCGGGAGGGGATCGTCGTGGTCGGGGTCCCCACCGGGCGTTCGCCCGGTGGGGTGCCCCGTGAGGGCGGCGACGGCGCGGTTCTTGGCGGAGCTCGCCGTCGCTGCCCGGCTGTGGGCGGACGATCGGCGCTCGGGGGGGCCGGTGGGCCACGCTTTCGTTATGGTGACGCAACTGACACAGGCTCCGGTTATCCCCGTTCGCGTGCGCGCGCGTGCGCGCGTGACGGCGATTACGAAGCGCTGTGTCAGTTGCGTCACCGTAAGGAGTGCCTGGTGGGGGTGCATCTTCCTCATGGCCACCCGCCGCTCAGAACTGCATGGGGTCTGACGGGGCGAACGGGGCCTTGGCGCGCAAGCCTCGGAAGGCACGCGCTGTCCTCTCACGGTCGCGGGCGAAGTTCCGGTTCAGCAGACTGTCGGAGAACCGCCGTACCGATCCGACGTATTCGCCGTTGGCTTCCGCCCAGGCCCTCCAGCTTGCGAACAATGTGGCGGTGGTTTCGACGTGGTTTGCGATGCGCTCGCAGCACTCCTCGATCCAGCGCCCCAGCGCGTCCTCGGCCTCGAAGTATTCGTCGGTGGCGGCCAGGACGCTCGCCGGGGGCCGAAGGCCGATCCGCTGCCACTCGAGGCAGCCCTCGATCGCCCAGGCGAGGATGCCGTCGCGCTCCGCCAGCAGCCGCTCGGGCAGGCGCTTGTCGCGCTGGGCGGGCGGGATGGTGACCGTTAAGGGCACCATGTGCAGGCGCCGCCGCATCGCCTCGTCGACGTTGCGGATGGACGGCTTGTGGTTGCCCGCGACCAGCAGCTTGAACTGCGGGGTGAACTCGAAGAAGTCCTGGCGCATGAAGCGCGCGGTGATGCGGTCGCCCCCCGTCAGCGCCTTGAGCTTGCTCTCCGCCCAGCGGCTACCCTGCTCGGTCTCGATCGAGGTGACGATGCGGGCGCCGCGCAGCCCGGCCATGTCGGTCGGGTGGCGATCGCCGCTGGTCGCCATGAACATGTCCATCGGCGACGGTGGCGTAGTCGCCAAGCAGCGCGGTCAATGTGTTCGCGAACACTGACTTGCCGTTGGCGCCGGTGCCGTAGAGGAAGAACAGCGCGTGCTCGGTGGTGACGCCGGTGAGCGCATAGCCAACGACGCGCCGGAGATAGGCCTGCAGCTC